AGCATGAACTGAAGCATGAAGTTGCTTCTGCCCATTGCTGCTTCACGTTCAATAAGGTCTTCATCATTAAATCTATCTGGGTCAGTTACTTGCCATTTTTCTGCACCTTGATCAATATCTTCTTGTAGTTGAGGTGCTATGAGCCCTTCGTAATTAGCCAGGGAGCGTGGGAAACGTGCTGGCCAAACAAAAGGTCTATAGTTACGTTCTGCGAGTTTTCTGTAGACGGTGAAGACAGTCTGAGGAGTACCTAAGTACATGATTCGACTGTCATCTTTAGGAGTAAGGATTGATTCAGCTTCTGTGCAGAGTTGAAGGAGTTTTTCCCTCATCATTTCTGTCATTGAGTTACCAGGGACTTCAATGTCGTCAAGGATCATTAGATCTGCACGACTACCCGTCAGCTGACCAGTAATACCTACTGATTTGACTGAGGGGGCCTGGTGAGGAGAACAATTAACATCAAAGCTAATACGAGACCAGCGACTATCATCTGATTTAGGTTGTAAGTGAGAGAGCCAAGGCGTCTCAATGATTAGTTTTTGTAGGAAGATGGACATATTATCTGCACGTTCTTTAGACGCAGAGATAATCATGATCTTCTTTTCTGGATCTTTGAAGAGTGTCCACAACACGAACGCACCTGTAATCCAAGATTTACCGATTCCTCGGAAGGCTTGAATCTGTAGACGTTTAGGACCGTGTTGTAGATAGTCTGCAATTGCATATTGTGCGCGTGTAGGAGTAGGTAGTTCAAGCTGTCCCCAAAGGGCTTGTAGAAACAGCTTGAAGTCTTCCTGCAACGCCTCTAAGACGTTATTCATAAATTACATTCCACCTTCTAGAGGGAAGCCATGCCTTGCTCCGTGATCGGCAGGTAATGCTCTTAGTTGTTCTTGTCGTTCTAGTTTTTTACGTCCTATACCAATGCCACCGAAGCGTTTTTTTTGTACTTCAAATACTTGGTTTACAAATGCTCCGGTCATTTCACTAGTAGTAGCTTCACCAGCTAATGAGCCGTAAGGCACAGCTACAGGTTTATCATTTTTATAAGCTAAACCTTGTTTACCCTGACCTACTGTTTCAGCAGTAGGCATTACCATGTTTGTCTTTTTATCTACAAACAGGTCTCCCACTCTACTGACATCAGCAGTGTTGTCAGATTCAATGTCACTGATCACTGGGATTGCATCAACTCCGGCTTCTGCTGGTGTTTGCCCTAGCAGCATTCCTGCTACAGGACCGGCTACTAAACCTGCAACTGGAACTTCACCTACAGCATCAGCAAATTGTCTGGCTAGTCTGCGTTGTAATCTGATTCCACCACGATCACTAATCAATTCGTGATAACTTTGAATAATTTTTGGTTGCAATTCTGGTGAATTAGCAATCGTGCGCATTGCTGCGATATCTTCTGCAGTATTTGTAGGTTTGTATGCATCAGCAAGTCTAGGGTCAGCATTTCTTACCGCTTGTACTCGTGGTGAGTCAGTGATGATGGCATTTTCAGCCATATCAATCTGTGCCTTGACTCTTGGAGCAAGTGCTTTAACTAGTGCATCTTCATCAGCTTGCTCAGCAGCAGTTAATGGTTTAGAGAATCCACTTGTTCCTTTTGCATGAGCTGTGGTACTAGGGTCAGGATTTTTAGGAATTGTTTGCCTTTCTAATCCACTTGCGTTGTTATCTGATTTATGTGCGTAGTTGGAGAACGATAAATCTCCCCGTACATTGCCACCCTTACCAGTACTTTGGGCAAATTCCATGCCAAACATATCTTCTAGTCGTCTGACAGCGCCTCTAATTACGCTTGGATCAGATCGCAACGACCCACCTGTCCGTTGTTGTACTAGGTGATGAATAGTGTCGTCAGATAAAAGCTGATAAGCTTTCATCGTATCCTCTTCCATATTGCGAATTGCTTTTTGAAGAGGTTTATGGTCATACCCATATTTTGCTAAAGAGTTTTCAATTAAATCTCCGTAGCTTTGGATATTCCAATCTATATTGCTTAGTGCTTTTCTTACTCTTTTTAATTCCGACGGTGTTTTGCCGGTTGCTTTTTGTACTTTCACTAGCTCATCTTCAGCTTGTAAAAGTAATTCGTGGGCAACGTCGTGTAGTTTTTCTAATTCCGGTCCATGTCCAGCCATAAAAAAAGCCCCCTTGCGGGGGCGTGTAATTAATTAGTTGTTCAGTACCCTTTCTTCTTAGGACGTGGTTTTGTTTGCTTTACTGGTTTCTTGTGTCCGTTTTTATGCATTATTTAATATGTGAAAGTATTAGTCCTTCCCTAAGAAGGTTTTGTCCGAATCGCTCTCTCATCCAAGAGCGCCAATGTTCACTTCCTTTGTCCTGATTGCATCTGGCACACGCGCATACAACATTCGATGAAATGTCTTCACCTCCCTTACTGCGAGGAAGAACGTGGTCCAAAGTGAGTTGATGTAATTCATAAGTAGTTCCGCAATAAACACATGTACAGCCAAAATGTTCTTTGATGCTGCGCCTCCAAAGGCGCTTTGCTTCAGAGGATGTCATGGTTATTAGGTTGTGTAGATAATGTTCAGGAGTTGGAAGTAGGGGAGTCATTAATAGCTACGAATTTTTAATCTGCTTTTTCGGTTCTTAGAGGGGCTTTGAAGCGTTACATCGCTTGCTTTTTTGCCTCCTTCTTTACCCGGTTTATGGGCAACGTCTTTGCCGTCACCATTTCCGTAAGTACCTTTTGCACGATTAGCTGCATTAGCAGCAGTCCGTATCTTTAATCCCTTTTCTGTCTTGTTGTATTTAGCCTGTTGTTTCAGACGTTTCTTGCGTGCCTCTTCATTTTTCTTGTAAAAGAGAGATGTCTTACTTCCTGCCATAAAGTCTGCTCTGTACGAGTTCTGGATCAATAGACGGCATTACACTTGCTAGCTTTGACAATGGATTTCCTTCAAAAGCAACTCCACTAATGTCGTTTTTCGCTAGCCAATCACAAGCTGCTTTTAAGTCTTGAGTTGTTGCTTCGCCTGACTTGACACGGTTTAAGAACTCTTTAGTTACTAGATTGTGGAGTTCGTTGAATTGTGCTTCTGTAGCTTTACTCTGCTGCTTTGGCATTTGCCTTTACCTTTTTAGCTGCTTTCTTTTTTGGTGTGGCAGCTGCTTGCAGTTCAACGACGCTGTTATCTAGAACTGATTGGTGAGACAGTGCTTTTTCTGCAGCTTCTTTAGAGTCAAACTCTTGCAGCACCTTGCCGCGGATTGTATCTACTAGTTTGTAAGACATAATTATGCGTTTTTGTTCTTTTTAAAATTAGAGTGGAAAGCCTTTTCAATTTGGGTTCTAAACGGATTCAAGTAGTTTTTTTTTGAATCACTTGGTTTGTCTTGCCGTACCTTTTTAGGTGGCTCTGAAGGGTTATACTTTGGTGCCATTAACTATTCCTCAATACGATTTGATCTAATTTGTTTTCAATGCGGATCATGTGATCTTCCATCCGTTTGGTCATTATTGATAGGTCAGCTTTTGATACATAATCAGTAGCTACGCCTAGTTCAATGGCATCAATACGGCGATCCAGCCCGCTAATACGGTCATGCACGTTATTAATTCTGTTGTGTAATCTATTATTTAGAGCTGCACCGCCAGCTATAGCAGCGATGACTAGCGTCACTGTTGCTTCCAGCATTACCAGTTTGGAATTGTTGGTTGTTTCTTTGGTTTTTGTAGAGCGACAATCGGTACGATGTCACTGCAAAGTGAAGAGACACGACTTCCAGGTCTGAAAGTAAACCCAGATTTCATGATCTCAGTACACTTCAACGCACGAACAAGCTCATAATCAAGCCTCATTTTCTGTTCGTGCTTCTTTGCAATTGCTTTGCACGTCTCAATCATGCCACCGTCAAGCGGTACTGAAAAATTGAGTTGTACACCCCAATTATTGCCTCTTACATAACCATCATTTTTAAAAGGCACAGTGTCATTACCCATATAGAAGGGTGAGAACTGCATTGTTGATGCATTACAACTATTGTTGCCAGCAAAATATTGCCTAGACGGTGCTCCATTGTTTTGGAACTGCACCGCCTGGTTAGTCACATTGCCCGTAGCAGCAGCTACAGGGTTAGATGTGTTCTGTACCCTAGGTTCTTCAGCGTAAGCAGGGCTTACTGAGAGAAGACCGATAAGGATGTAGTAGTAGAAACTTGTTGCATGGCTTCGACCGTTTCGATTGCTTCGATGATGCCTGCTGCTCTGTTCACAATTTCTAGTTGAAACTGGTCTCCAGAGTTTGTAATTGAAAAAGTTGTGGTGGGATCTGCGATATCCCCACTCGCTGTTACGTTTGTTCCAGACCATGATGAATAATCACCACCATAGATCTCAGTCGAAATGGTTCGATCAATGTCTACGGTGGTTGTAGTTGTGGATTGCATTGACCCCTGAGTAAAATTAGGGGTAATTTGTTGTGCGGCAGCAGGGCTAACCAACATCAACATAAGAAATAGATACTTCATTCTTCTTTCTTTTTAGTTTCGGAAGTTTTAGGAGCTGCAGCTTTGCTGTTAGAAGTTGTCAGACCAAAAGTTGCTAAAGCGCCAGTAAAAACACTAGCTACAAAGGTGATATCACCTCCACTTTGCCCCTTTTTAATCATTGGTAGGTCAACATAGTTAAGTGTGATGATAAAACCACTCCAAACCACGACACCTAGCCTGACAAAAGTACCAAGAATTTGAATTTCATCTTCAGTATTTTCTTTTACTTTTGCAAGGAAATTTCTTGGTCCTGCTTTTTCTTTGTTAGTTTGTTCCATGTTATTTTGAATACAGGCTTCATTACCATCACGATATATTTAAACAACGAAGTAGCAACTAAAGTGGCACCTACAGAGATAAATGCTGTAGTAACTGCTGTAGTCATAATAATAGTTGAAGGCATAGGAACCTCCATGTCCGTAAACGGAACATCTACTATTTGAGCTTCAACTGGTGGAGATGGAATTGGTGGAAGTGTTGGAGTAACAATAGGAGGTGTCGTAGATTTAGGTGCTTCGTCTTCTGTGTTAATACCTTCGATTCCTGGAGGTGGTCTCAGTACGCTAGGAGGCACTACAAGCGGCGTATATTGCGGCATTTCAGCCTTGGGTAGGGAAAGTACCGGACCAGGCAATCCAACCGCCTCAGGAAGCTGTATGGAGGGTAATAGCGGTGGTCCTTCCCATTCCATTATTTAGCCGGGAATAGACCATTACGAACAAATTCAACTGCCTTGTCATCAATGTCATTGTCAGTTGTCTCTGCAAGTTTTTCAAGCATTTCCACAATCAACCCTTTTACACGATCGGACTGTAGAAATTTGAATAGAAGTGGGCGAATAAGAGTAATCATTGTATTAAATAGAAATTGATATCATTGGGAACTGACCGGAAGTTTGGGTTGTTCCGTTACTAACGGCCCAAGGGGACGAGCCACCAAACGTTGCATAATTAAAATATACAGTTGCACTTCCACCAGCTCCTGGTGGCGAAATGGTTGGGCTGTTACTTGTAGGACTAGCTAGTGCGGTAGAACTATGCGAAAGACCAAGACCAATAGCAAATCCATACGCGACGACGTAGTCCGAACCTCTCGTCAAAGTTGGAGGTGTTGTTAGACGGTATTGTGTAACACTAGGACCATAGTTAAAATTATAATTGAAGGTTTCGCTATACACAACTACGCCGCCAGTAGAATTTCCTGTTGTGATTTGGAAATAAAAATTTTGACTTGTTGTACCTTGTGATACAGCCGGTGATCCCATGAAAAAACTGTTAAACGTATAAGAACCATTTCCATCAACCATAAACTTTATGGCATCACAATTATTCCCGTTGTGACCCCATTGAGAACTCATGGTAGGTAGTGTGGTCAATGTAGTTGTATTGTTTCCGTAATCGCCTCGGCTTACGTATATCTCGTTAGCGGGTGCAGCACCGGAACTACCGGCTGAAGGAGTATTAATAAAACCCTGGTTTGAAGCTGCACCAAATGTAGAAATAATAGGGGACATAACTACACCGTATAAATGCCAAAGAAACCGTTCTTAGCCGGATATTCACTGGACACCCCAAGGGTCGAAGTAGTTGTGGTGACAGTTGTTACTACGTTGCTTATGTAAGTGGAATTGTAATAAGATGTTCCGCCACCAGAGTTGTTGCCACCAGTATAACCACCGTACCATTGATATACCGGGGCATCCCCTCCTCTTCCACCCCAATAGCCGCCGCCGCCGCCTTTGGAAGCACCGCCGCCTCCGAAACCACCGTCGTCATTTCCGCCGGAATAGCTTCCTCTGCCGCCTAAAACAAAAGAGTCGGCTCTAGTGTTTGTACTACTATTTTGATTAAAACTACCACCATCTACATACAACCAACCTGAAGCCAAATTTCCTCTGGGGTTGCCATAGCTATTGCTCATTGCTCCGGGTTGATTTTCAATATCGTTAGCTGTAGTCTGGTGCGCACCTCCACCCCAAATAATAATTGGCGTGTTGCTTGTATTTGTGTAATCAGTTCCTTTGATTAAAAAAGTACCGCCACCAGCGCCGTCAGCACTCCCATGATTACCAATAAGCAACATAAGATCTTCATCTTGAGTTAAGGTAAGAGTTGCTGTATTTTGGTATGAAGTAGCGCTATTGTAAGATCCGCCATCACCAGCTTTACCTTCAATATTATAAACTCCTTTTGGTAATTTAAAAGTCAAAATTCCGTATCCGACTCGACCAAATTCAGCTGCAGTAGTCAGTAAATTACCTGTGTCGCCTGCAGTGTAATGATCGTAACTTGCAGCAGTTATGTAGTCTGCAATGGAAGCACCTTCCCTGACGCCGTTTGAGGCATGCCATTTACCAATAAATTTAACATTAACTATGCCTTCGACAGCTCCTCCTACACCATAACCAAGGCTAGATGCAGCACCAAATGTTGAAATAAGTGGACTCATGATACATATTCAGCTTTATTAGCAAGGACAGTAAATTGTTGACTGGCAGTTTTAATAACTGTCAATGTATAAGCAGTAATTGAATTAGCTGTACCAGCAGTAGGCGCACCACCAATCCACTTGATGCTTGCTGGACTTGCACTATCAACGGTTACTGAAGTGGGATAATATGCAGTACCTCCATTATTGCTTACAAATACATTGGTTAGGGCTTCACCTACACCAAGCATGCTGTCTAATGTAGTAGGTGTAGTTGTATCGCCAGTAATATTGAGTGTGTAATTACCAGTAGCATCAGCATTTGCATAATGCACTACTTCATTTTTGACTTGAAGATTAATTGTGCCGGTTGCAGCAGTACCAGTCAGGTTAGCTTTTTCAATAACTCTTTCAATCTTCAATGCTTCAGTACAACTAACAGTATCGTTAACTGTCAAAGCACCAGTAAGCGTACCACCAGCAAGTGGCAATTTAGTTGCAATGGCATCAGCTAGACCGTTAGCGTCAACTGAATCGCCAATTGCAGCAGCAAGTTCATTTAGTGTATTAAGAGCAGCAGGTGCATTGTCAACAAGAGCACCAACGGCATCCTTCACATATTGGGTAGTTGCAATTGCTGTAGATCCAGCATCAACCTGTGCGACTGTTGGAGCAGTAGGTGGTGTGACTACAGGGTTACCATTCGCATCAGTGCTATTTAGGTTGGTTAGTGCTGCACCAGCTAGGTTAGTTGTCAGCTCTGTTGCAACCCAAGCAGTGCTAGCAATTCTATTTGAATTATCACCAGCATTCGGTGTTGGAGTTTCAGGAGTACCCGTGAAGTGTGGGTCAGCAAGTGGTGCTGCACTACCAGCGCCAGCTAAGTCTGAAACTGATACGTCTTGATCAACACCAGAATTGTCATATGTAATTGTATCGACTTTGATTTTTCCGTAGGCCATGATTAGCTAATAATAGTGAGTTGTGAATTGAGACCGACTGTCATCGTGTTACCGTTAACTAGGGTCACGGTTGGACCCATCATCCCAGCATTGATATGATCACCAATTGATTTGCTTGAATTAAAAGACTTTGGTGTTTCAATAAATGCCGAGTCAATAGTACTAAAACTAAGGTTTCCAGTACCATTAGTTACTAGTGCTTGTCCTGAGGTTCCCGTGTCATTAGGCAACGTAAGAGTATAAGTTGCACCAGCAGAATGTGGTGGTCCTTTAATGGTAACCCCATGAGTATTAACCTCGCAGTTAAGGGTGATTTGACCTGAACCGGCGGTTGCATCACCTGTAACTACTGGAATATTTTTTGTTAGATAACGAGTTTCTGAATCATTAGCAAAATAACTCATGAAAACCCAGCTTGTTGTAGCTGTCTCGTATCTAATACGTACAGTCAGTCCACTAGAGCCAATAAAGCCACTAGGAAGACCAGAAAGCGGTGTAAATGATTCAATTCCTGTACCGTCGCCAATTTCTACATAGTCGTTATTGGAAGGACTACCAGGAATTGCGGCTACGTTTGCAACCAGCGTAAACAACACAGCCTGGGAAACAGCAGCACTAGCTGCGTTAGCCGTGTTAACTGCAGCAGTAGCAGCAGTGCTGGCTGTATTTGCTGTACTGACAGCGGCAGTAGCGTTGGTGTCGGCTGTATTAGCCGTAGTGATAGCTGTTCCAGCATTAGTAAGTGCCGTGTTGGCAGTACTGGTTGCTGTGTTAGCAGCAGTAGTTGCAGCATTAGCCGTCGTAATTGCAGTAGCAGCATCTGTAGCTGCACTGTTAGCGGTAGTGACTGCAGCTGAAGCGTTTGTATCTGCTGTAGTTGCCAATGCAGAAGCAGCGTTGGCTGTTGTTACTGCAGCACTTGCATCAGTAGCAGCAGTACCAGCCGTAGCGTTAGCTGCATTAGCAGTTGTAACTGCTGCACTAGCATTAGCATCAGCAGTGTTAGCTGTAGCCACTGTTGAATTAGCAGTAGTCACAGCATTGTTTGCCGCTGTTAATGCAGTATTTGCAGTAGTGGTAGCTGCATCAGCAGTTGTATTAGCCGTGGTTACATTGAAGTCAGCTTCTTGTGTGACATATAGATTCTGAGTAAAATTATTATTCAGATCCGACGCACGAATTGCAGAGCCAGGGTAGAAGGTAGCTTGCAGACCATCAGCAGCAGTATTCCTATAAATGCGAATATTTACCCCTGATGCTGGAGCTGTTGTGAAATTAACAGTTGTGGCGTTTAAAAGAGTAAATGCAGTTGTATCTACAGTGTCAAGACTTACCTTGACATCTGCAGCTTTTAAATATTCAAATGTAAAGGAGTAGGCAGTTGTACTGCCATCCCCTGTAAAAGTATTCTGTGTAATTGCCATCTTGTGTTAGTAACCAAAGTCTCTTTGTACAGAATCTAGATATTCTTTCGCACCTTCTGTATCGCCATATCTACCATATTCAGATGTACGCAGACGCATTTCTCTACGTCTCATTAGATCCGTATAAGAAGGTATTCTAATTGTTGCGTCAAGCATTGCCCTGTTTAGTTCAAAATCAAGAGTACGATGAATTTGCATGAATTCCCTCCTATCAACAGGTTCATTTTTAGCACGAGCTTCTTTGATAAGTCTTCTGAATTCTTTTCCAGAAGTGCCTTCCATTACTCTTCTAATTCCACGTTTCCAATTACCATGTTTCCCCATAATGTTGAGAATTTCAGACTGTTCTTGATTAGTCAGAACATCACCACGGTGTGTGCGTAGAGTCGCAGTAGCGTCGTATTCGATGTCAATAAGGAATTGTTTTTCATCTGAAATTTCTCCACTTTCTTTCCAAGGAGTATATGTATTCCTGATTCTTGCCATCCAATTATCAGGTACATTAACCTCTTTACCATCAATCCAATCGTATTTAGTTGGCAATGTAGTTTTAAGTCCTGGAACTCTATTAAAGACCATTCCACGTAAATCGTTATTGATAACCTTCATTCCAGGATCCATCAATCTAGCAATCTCTGCCATTTGACTAGAACCTTTTATGGTAGCTGCAGTTAGGAAACTACTACTCCAACGATTAATAGCGCCTACATCTCCTCTAAAAATATCAAGGAATGGCTCAATGCCAGCCATATATGTCTTATCAGTGATTGAGGCAGCTGCTGTAAATGTTGCTTTTTTCAGTAGTTCTCCAGGAGCATTACCATCTAACGCATCAAAATTATCCATAATATCTGCCACTAAAGCAAGATAATTAGTGATTGGACCCAAACCATCGTAGCTATACCATTTACCATCTAATCCTTTGATTGATCGTGGTTTCCAATCTGACTCTCTTCTTGTTTTTTGGACTTGTCTGTTGTAATGACCATTGCCATGTAAGCGATCATCCATAAACATTGCAACTGCACTGCTTGTTAAAATTGTTCCAACAGCCTTACGTCCCTTAAGGTCAGCCCTGATCTCGTTGTATTTCGCCCTTGCATTTAGTGGTGTAACTTCAACACCTCTCTGCTTCAGCAAATCAACAACCTTTTCAGTAGGCATATCATCAAAGCTATCCTTAAACTGATTCAGATCTTTAACAAACAATCCAAGCGGATTATATGATGCGGTAAGAGCTAATTCATTTAGTGGAGTTTTTGTAAAAAGGAAAAATGGTTTTAGGACAGGCATCCTAGTGATTAGATTGGAAAATGCATCGTTATATCCACTGTCTAAATTCAGTGAGATTTCACCGGAGGCATGCCTTACTGCCTTATCAGTGATGATGCCCCTTTCATCAAACATTGCAGCATGAGCTTCCTTAAAATACTCATCTGCTTTTTCAGGTGTAAAGGGAAGTTCTCCACCTCTTGTAATCCTATCGAAAGCTCTACCTTTGGCCTCAAAATCAGCAACCATTGATTGAACCCATCCATCCATAGCTTGCATTGACCTTGTGCCAAAACGCAATACAGGATGGTTTGCTAGATCATTCATAGCGTCAATCTGCTCCATCAATACTTGAGGACCATAATTGCCTGTCTGAGCTGCAGCGTCAGAATATGCACGTAGTACATCTAACTGACCTTGGTTTTTGAGAGCAACATCATCACGTACAGCAATGACATTTGGATCAACTGATGACTTCCTGAATACATCACTTGCGTATTTAGTAGCTCTCCTCATAGAATCAACCATAGAGCTATATTGATACATTGCTCTACGGGCTGTTTTTATGTCACCTGTAATTACCGCACCAGCAAATGTCCGAAGTGGTTTTTCAATCAATAAATGACTACCTGAAATACCAGCTTTAACTGGTGTAGCTACAGCACTCAGTGCACTGTTATAGACGTTTGCATAGAATGCTGTATTAATTACTGAAGGTATTTCTGCTTGACCATCAAAAAATGCCTTACTAAAAACTGAAGTAGATTGTTTAACGTAATTATTCAGACTAGTAATAGTTTTGACATTACCATTGGTAAGCTCATACGCCATCATCAATGGTGTCAACATTTCAGGATTGTTATTGCTGATCTGTCTAAGACCTTCTACGGTTTCAGCAGTCTCATTCTTAATTCGTTCTAGTGTCTGAAGGGTCGAATTCTTTTCAGATTTAATTGCATTATCAATACGTTTCGCATAAGCAGCATCAAATGCTTGATCTCCCTTTCGAGTCATCCTATTCCATAGGTTCGTCAAATTCAGCGCCCTACCTC